CCTTCGGCCAGCAGCGGTTCGGTGCGGAAAGGGCGATAGGAGACGGGTTCGCGTTGCCGGTTCGCCATCAGAAGCCACCCCGCTGCGAGAACGACTGCAAAGTGTTGATGCCGCCGATCAGGCCGTTCAGCCAGCCGGCGCGCTTCGCCTGTTTTGCACCCGCGCGATAATTGGCGGCCCTTTCGGCGAGCCGCGAAACCCGCGTCTGTTCGGTGCCAGTCGCCATCGTCAACCCGAGATCGGCTTCACGATAGGCATCGTTGCGAGCTGCGGCCGCTGTGCCGAAGGACAGATCGGCACCGGACGCGGCATAGGCCACGTCCTGCGCGCCAAGCGCATCGGCCATCTGTCGGCGGAGCGACTGCCGACGATTGATTCCCTGCAGCGTCTCCAGCTGCTGTTCGCTTTCAGCATCCTGCGCCGCCAGTTCCATCTGGGTCGCCTCGGCCTGGCCGGCACCGATGGAGGAAAGCACACCCAGCACCGAGGCCGTGCCCTGCAGGATGGAGGAAAGCGACAAACCAGATGCGGCAGCGCCACCTACATTCGCCGCCGTGCCGCCGGCTGCCGCCGCACCGCCGCCCCCGAACAGGCTGGAAATACCCCCAAGCAGCAGTTCCATTACAGCTTCGCTCCTATGCCTATGTCGCGCACGCGCAGCTCGCCGGGGCGCATCTGGGTGATGACGGCGGTTGTTCCGGTCATGAATCCCGGCAGGTCGGAGCCGGCGACGATGATCTGTTTCGTCTTCAGCGGCATGGGCTGATCGACCGGATCGGTCGTTTCGTGCAGAACGACATCCACGGGGGGCTGACCGTTGGCGCCGACCGCGATCGAGCTGGTGTCGGCGATGTTGACGTGCAGCGTATGGATGCGCCCCGGCCGGTGCAGAACTTCGTCGGCCGGCGTGACATAGACCTGCGGCATAGTCTCGAATCGCGGCGCGATCCACCGGCCGACCAGCACGTCGGAATAGGCATCCTCGAGATCAATGATGCCCGCCGCGACAATGTGTGGCCCAAGCACATAGCCATCGGCCACCGCCCACAGCTCGGCACCGTCCTCATAAGGCAGGTCGATGATTTTTCCGGCCAGATCTGTGGTGGCGGAAATCGCGTCCTGCAGGAATATCGCGGTGTCGTAGAGTTCGATCGAGGTGCGCCCTGCCCGCTCGATCGCCATCCACAGCTTGTTGCGGCCATCCACGCCGATTTCCCGAACCGAGCCGTTGCCGGCCGAGACCCACTCGCAATAACCGTTGATCTCCTGGCTTTTGATCATCTGGGTCACCATCAGGCGGCCATCCGTGCGCATGAGCCATCCGCGGGCGGCGTCCAGATCCTGTTCCGGCTTCTGGCGTACGGAACGGATGACCTTGTCTACTAGATGAGACGCGAGCAGCGATACGGGGTCGGCTTCGAACGAAGTAGCGGCGGAGGTGACGCTTTCTTCCACGCGAAAGAGCTGCCGCCCACCGTCGCTGGCCATCTTCAGGCCTTCCGGGTTGATCGCCACGTAATAAAGCTGGCCTTCCAGCTCGAAAGGCTCGCAGGCCGGCTGGGCTCCCATCTCGCTGCAGATGACGAAGTTGAGCGGCGTGTTGCGCTCGATCGTGCGGTTGGGAATGAAATAGGTCGCGCGATCTGTAAAGACGAAGAAATAGTTGGATTCCTTGACGTGAAGGATCGTTTCCGAAGTCTGCGAGCGCAGCTTGTCGAGGCGCGCGGCATTGTCAGCCTTGGCATCTACATTGAGATCAAAGTACTCGCCGACGCGGCTAAGCGACAATGCGCCCGGAACGGCAGGAATACGGGCATAGGCCATGCGGTCCTGCAGCAGGTTTGTCGTACCCGGCCAGCCCCGATCGACAGAAAACAGATCTTCCTTTTCCGTTTTGCCGATCTGCGTGTGATAGGCGAGCGCCGATGCTTCCGCCGTGTTCGCGATCATGGCCGACATCTCGTATTCTTCGCCGGCGAGCGCCCCGCCAAATGCAACCCGGATACGGCTGGCGGCCGTGCTGCCCATGTCATGCCATGTCACCACAACGCCCGGGCCAAGGCCGGGAAGCCCTTCGAGGGCTGTCTGCAAGGAGCCGCAATAGCTCGCCCACTGCGCCGGCGACATGCCGGACGCATGTATAGGCGTCGTCACAGCGCCAGGAGTTTCGCCGTTGACGGTGATTTGCAGCGCGATTTGCCATCCGGATGAATAGCGCAGGGTGATGTCCCATACATCATCCGTCTTCGGATAATCTCCACCCAGATCCGCCTTCGGCACCGGATCATAAGGCCACAGATCCGTGCGCCAGTCATTCAGCACCGAAGCGCTCATGAGGAAAAGACGCTGGCTGCGCAGATCTCCATGGAATATGCCGATTGTCTTGCCCTCCGCGTAGAAAGCGAGATCCGGCAGCATATCCGCAGTGACAGCAGGAACGTGTGCCGCGCCGACATAGCCTCCATGCGTGTAGAAATCGGCGATTCCGGCCGCCAGAAAGCAGGAAATGACATCGCCTTCATCGGTGGTGAGTTCGGCATAGCGAGGGCGCTGGGGCGCACCATCCTCCCGAAAAGCCGAGACCGTCAGGCCGGAAACGGTCGCGGAAGCCGTGAAGGTCGCGATGATGCGCAGGCCGGTGGCAGGCGTGTATGCGCCCGGTGCCAGCGCGGCAAGGCGGGTGGCCGGCTCGCTGGCGCGAACGCTGAAAGGCCCTGCGATCTTGGTCCAGACACCGGACACCTGGGCCTCCACGTCGAATGTCGCGCTACCGGCGCTGATCGACAGTCCGGAAGCCAGCACGGCTGCAACGTCGCCAGCGAGCGTGCCAGTCCAGATCGTCTGCGTTCCGGTGTGAGGCCCGGGAACAAGCGTGGAACCGGTAATCGCAACTGGTACAAATGGCTTGCGCCACTGGCCGATGCGCCGGCTGCCGCCCATGCGGCGAAAGCCCGATTGCGGCACCGGCTCGATGTTCTTGAAAGCTAGGCCGGCCGAATAATACTGCTTGATATCGACACGGCCCCGCATTTCCTGGCTGAACTCGCCGGCATTGCAGGAGCGGATAGGGATCGTGGGGCGCGCGACCATCAGAAGCGCCCATACCAGGGACCGGAGGCGCGACCGGCGGTGAGTGGATCGGTGGCGAGCAGGGGTTCCCCGACAGGCGCGCCGGCGAGGTCCTGCGCGATCAACCTGCCGAACAGGCCGCCGGCACCGCCCTGGGACGGTGAGCCGAAGGCGCGGACTTCCATGTCTGCGGCAAGGTCGGGATCCTGCGTTTCGGGAATGGCGAGATAGCACGCGAGCGCCGTGGCGAAGGCCGACAGGAAGTCCGGCGGCCAGTATTCGGGATCGACGGCGGCCTTGTAGCGCGCGAAAGCCGTCTTCTCGGAGCAGAACAGCGTGTCGCCCTCGATATCGAAATCCCGGATCAGAATGCGGCACTGCGGATCGCTGGTGAAACGGCGCGGCGGGCCGATCCGGTTGCCGGGCAGGCTGAAGGCGTACGGCCAGCCATTGATCGGCTGGCCGGATTGCAGCGTCAGGGAAACGGTACGGCGGGTGAAGCTCCAGTCATGCAGCCCCAGGCAGCGGACGAGGCAGCGCGGCCAGAAGATCGCGACATTGCGACCCAGCGAAGTCTGATCGTCGATCGAGAAACGGGGCGGCTGGCCGAGTTCGGCCAGCGCCCAGTTCACGATCAGCGGCTTGTCGATCGCCGTTTCCGCCATGGTGGAGCCCCGCCGAACGCAATCAGGCCGCTGCGGCGAAGGCGCTGGCCACCGTCACATTGCCGGAGCTGGGCGCGGCGGTGACCTTCAGCACGTTGGCTACGCCGACGCCGTCGGCGACGGAGATGCAGTGGATAACGTCGTTCACCTTCAGCGTTTCACGGGCATCGTTGAAATAGCCGGCCGTCAGCACCGTGGCGTTGGCGTCGGCCGTGGCGTAGGCGAAGAAGCCGACCGACTTCGAGGCGGTTCCGTAGGGAGAGGTGACGAACCGCGCGAGGCTGCGCTTGTCGAATGCCATGGGAATGATCTCCTGTTTGGCGAAAGGAAAAGACGGGCCGGCCGTAACCGGCCCGCTGCGGGATCAGGCGGCTTCCTTGGTAGGGATCGGAGGCCGGATCAGGTTGGTGAGCTTCTGGAACCGCAAACGCTTCACACCGGCACCCTGGATGCCGATCGCCGCGCCGCCCAGGCCGTTCTTGACCAGGTAGGGCGTGCCCTGCTTGGTCGGCACCGGCGTGATGATCGGCGCTTCTTGGTTCCAGGGCGTTTCCGCACCCATGGAATCGCGGTGCCAGATGAAGGCTTCCTGCTTGCCGGCCTCGTATTCCGTGAAATACTCGTCCGGCCCCTCGATGTAGTTGATGCCGCGCAGCGTCTTCATGCGCATGCGTTGCGTCTTCGAGAACGGGGCGTTGTCGAGGCCCACCCACTGCGCGTCGGCGAACTCCTTGTAGAAGCACAGCTGGCTCATCCATTTGGCCGGCAGGAGCGTGAACACCTGCACCTCGCCGGTTTCGTCCGCGCCGGTGGCCGCGATCTCGGCGCGGGCGCGCTCGAAATCGAGGATATCGGGAATGGCCGAGCCGTCGCCGATGGTATCGACGCCGGAGCCGCCGAGATTGGCGAAGGCGGTAAGCGCGCGGATCTTGATCAGGTCGCGTTCGCGCCGGATGGCGTTGACGATCAGCTTCGCCAGCGTGGCCTGCTCGTTCGGGCCGGCTTTGTAGGCGTCCTGGGTGCGCCACCATTCGGAAGCCTCGTAGTCTTCCATGGTGACCTGCACCGTGGTGAGGCCGGGACCGTTGACGGGCACGTCCTCGATCGCGCCGGTGAGCTTGTAGACCTTGCTGCGGCCGGCGATCGGGAACTTGACCGTGTTCGCCTGGGTGTCACCGCTCATCATGGTGCCGTCGAGCAGGCCGCCGTGGGACTGAAACTGGATGGTGACCTGATCCTTGATCTTCTCTGTGAACCAGGCTTCGATTTGCTTGGACATGGGAAACCCCTGTGAGTTTGCGTTTCAAGCATCCTCGGGGCCGATAGAGCCGGTGCTGTCGGGGTCCGGTGAAGGATAGCCCGCCGCGGCCGGGTCGCTCCCTTGGTTGCGCCGGCCGAGCATGACCCGGCCGGCGCACCGTCAATTGCGAAGCTATTTTCCGATAACGCGGCGATACTCCTGATCGAGCGCTTCATACTTGGCCCGATCGAATTTCGGGTGTTGCGGCTGCATCTCCGGTGCGGCCAGCTGTTCGCGCAGACGCTCGCGTTCGCTGTTGCCGGCCGGGGCGTTGCCGTCGCCCGGAAGCGGCTGTGCCCTGCCCGCTCCGGTCATTTCCGCGCGCATGAACTCGAGGAACTGGTTGCCGGCCGCCGTGTCCATGAGCATCAGCAGGGCGTTCTCGCCAACCTTGGGGTCGAGCTTCGATTTTCCGTCCGCGCCGGGCTTCATCAAAAGCTTGATGAAATCCTCGTTTTCCTGCAGGCGCGCGTCTATGGCCTTATCCTGGTCGGCCTTCGGAAGGGTGCGGGCGCTCTCCGGAATGAGCGATGCCCGCTCGGCCTGCGGGTCGATCACCTGCTCAAGGATGCCGGCATCGGCGGCGGCCTGATAGATCGCCGTCGTCATCTTCTGGAAGGTCTGTACGGGCACGCCCTCTTCCATCGCGATCTTGGCCGCTGCGGAAAATGCGCGATCGCTGCCGATCTGGCCCAGATGCGACCGGAAGGCCTCGGGAGCCTGTTCGACATCGAAGGCGCTGTAGGCCTCGACATTATCCGGCACTTTCCGGTCCGAATCGCGCTGGCGATAGCCGGCAAGGGCCGTGGCCATCTTGTCCATGGTTTCGCGGTCATCCTTCCCATACATGGTGTCGGGAAGGCCCTGCGGCCGGTAGAGTTCGGCAGCACCACCGGCGGGCGCTTCACCGGAGCCACCGGGAGACGCACCCGCCGGCGGTTCTGCGCCGCCGGATGGCGGATCGGCCGGCGGTGCGCCACCGCCCCCATCGCCTCCCCCGTCCGGCGCGCGCAGCGGCGAATATCGTTCGAGCAGGTTTCTCATGGTCGTGGCTCCTTCGGCTGGTGTAAAAGCTGTTCTCCGTCAACGATCGCGCGCAGGATGACGTAGCCGACCGCCGCGCGGGCCTCGTGGGCCTTGGCGGCAAGCGCGGCCGTCTGGAAATCGCCAGAGATCTGCGGATAGGGCGCACGGCAGGTCAGGTCGCACAGCCATTCCACGATGCGCCGGCCCTCGGCCGTGCCGTTGAATGCGGCCAGAACCTTCTTCATGTCGTCGCCCGGATCGAAGCGGTCATGGGCCTTCGCGGGAAAGAACGCCTGCTCGAGGCCTTGCCAGCTGGGCGTGGCCTCAAGCAGCCTGTCGATCGCCATCGCCTGACGCGCAAACGGGAATGGACCGCTCATGCTGCGGCCGCTTCCGGCTGGGCCATCGCATCGACGATGTTGGGCGCGGCCTTCACCGCACCCTCGGCAGCTATGGCAAGCGCCTGCTGGGCTGCAGCTTCATCGGCGGCCTGCTTGCGCTCGGCTTCCGTCGTCGGGATGTCGGGCGGCACCAGCATGCCGGCCCGCGTGCGATCAAGGAAGCGGTCGATCGAGATGTATTCGCCGACACGATCCGGCCCGACGACAGAGGCGACCAGCTGGTAGTAATTGATCGAGGCCTGCAGTTCATCGGCCTTCAGCGCGGCCGCCATCGGCGAATTGATGTACATGGACACGAGCAGCTGGTTGAAGCTCATGAGCTCGGGCAGGATCCGCCATTCGTGCAGGATCTCCATCACGCGCGGCACCAGCACCTGCGGCCCTTCGGCATTCAACCGGCCATAGGCTCCCACATGCACCTTTGCGTTCTGCGCGGCGCGCAGGGCCACTTCCGAGGCCGAGGGCGGCGTGCCGCCATCGTCGGGAATGCGCGTGTCGAGCAGCGCTTCGCGGATCTGGCGCTGGCCGTCGCCGATGACCATGCGCGCCGCCTGCAAATTGCCGGAAGCCGTGTCCAGCCGCTGCACGTCCGGCCCCAGCACACCGCCCGTCGATTGCATCGGCCAGAACTCCGCCGGCCCCACGCGCACCGTGTCCGGATCGAAGGTGCCACCCGCCCGATAGCCCCAGATGCCGAGCAGCTGGATGGCCGCCGCCTTCAGCGCCAGTTCCTGCGCCTTGTTCACCGTCTTGATGGTCGGCAGCGCGAACAGCACCGGGCCGCGCCCATAGGCTTCCCCCGGCCAGCGATAGAAGCGCATGACGGAAATCGGCTGGGTCAGGTAGGTTTCCTGCGCAAGGAACCCGCCATCTTTCTCCAGATAGGCCACGAAGCGCCAGCGGCCGTCCGGCAGCCGGTAGAAATCCTGATAGACGGTGATTTCGCCATAAGGATCCTTGCGGGCCTCTTCCCTGAAATTCGTCGGGTACTCGCCCCTCGGCCATGCTTCAATCACCGCCTCACGGCCGAGACTGGTGCGCTTCCAAGAGACGAAGTTCACGCGGCCCCAGGCGTCCTGGGCGATCGCGATCTCATCCTGCGGCAGGCACACGAACCGGACCGGCTCATTCATCGAGGGACCGCGCAGCGGCAGAACCGCGCCGGTGCCGAGCGTCAGATCCATGCAGGCTTCGTGCATGGTGGTATCGAATTCGCCCGTTTTCATGAACGGATAGACGAAATTCGCCACACTCTGCAGCTGCCTGTCGAAAGCGAGTTTTTCCTTGACGGACAGCTGCTGGGCGACCAGCGGGCCGGTTTCGGCGATGAAAGGCGTGGAGATCGGGAAGACCTGGCGCTGTATCTCGCCGGCACAATGAACGGCCGAATTCGGGCCGGTCATGTCGAAGATCATCTGTGTCGGGGCCTTGGCCTTGCCGTCGCCACCGGGGCGGCGGTTCGGCAGCACGTAATCATAGGCCTCGTTGTAGAGATGATCCCAGCCGGCACGCTTCAGCCAGACCTGCCGGGAGCGCAGGCGCTGTTTCTCGACCGGTGTGCGGCCATCGCTGCGCGAGGATTCCGCCATCAGCTGAGGTCGGATTTCTGGGCCGCATCGGCCACGAACAGACGGCGGCCGCGCGGATTGCGGCGGCTGGCACCGCTGCGCTCTTCATTCGCGCGCAGCTCCGCCAGTTGACGATCGTTAGCAATTTGCTGTTGCCGTTTCTGATCCTCGGCCGCCTTCTTCGCCGCATTGTTCCCGAACAGTGAATTCATGCCGCTTTTCCCTGTAGATCCACACGCCCGGCTCGAAATCGCCATGGCGGCGGAAACCGACCAGCATCGCCATGCGCTGGCCGGCTGCATTGCCGCGCCGGATGCGGGTGACGATGATGTGAGTTTCGGCCATGGCCTTCAGCGTCAATTGCGTCATGCGGATCAGGCGCTTCATGTGCCCGGCGGCCGCCGGCGCGATCGACAGGGCCATTTCGGTGCGCCGCCATCCGTGGCGGCCGAAATAGGCGATCGCCAGGGGTTCATCGCCGCGATAGACAGCGGCCGTATCGACATGGCGGGACTGGGCAAGAACCATCCGCCTCGCGCGTGCGCCTGCACCCGCGAGGGCGAGCACGGCCGAGGGCGGGGCGGGCGAGACGATGCGCCAGGCCGGCGTCACGTCTTGAACACGTTGAAATTGCTGCGCGCCGTCACGGATCGGATCGGCACCACATTGGCTGGCCGGCCGAGCTGGGCGGCGGTTTTCTTTACGGCCGAGGGGCCGCGATAGCCGAACAGAAGATACTGCCAGGCTTCCATGATGTGGGAATACTCGTTTTTCTCGATCTCGAGGCTGTCAGTCTTTGCCAGCGTCGAATGCTTGGTGAGCTGGTATTGCGACACGAATCCCCGGATCGTGTACTTGCAGGCCGGATCGACCAGCATCCGCGGCGTGTTGGCATCGATGTCGCCGAGATACCAGTCCACGGCCTCGAAGCGGGAGCCGAGATCGTTCGAGGCGGTCGGGCTGATCGGGATCTGCAGGGCGAGCTGCACGGTCTCCACCCAGGCGAGCTCACCGCGCACCTTGTCGGCGCCGTACCAGCTCGAGGGATCGGCCCATGCGCCCGCGCACCGCATGCCGCGATAATCCTTCAGCAGGATTTCCATGATCATTTCGGCAAAGCGGGCCGGGCCGGTCACCGTGTCGGGCCGCGAAACGACCTCCCGCTGCGCACGAAACTGGCCGCTCGGCATGAACTGACCGATCCCGCAGGCCGGCCGGCCGCCGGCGTCCATGCCGAGGTAGAACGGCAGCTCCGGCACGATCTGCAACGGCTGGTCGGAACGGCTTTTCTGGATGTTGAACCGCGAGAAGATCACCGTGCCGGAGGCCTTCGGCGCATACATGCCATGCACGTTGCGGCGGGCATCCGGCGCATCCGGGCCGCCGAACTGCCGTTCCTCTTCCTCGTATTTGTGCCGGGCCTTGCCGACACGGTTTTCGGCCTGGGGAGAGAGGCCGGATGGCTGGGAGAAGAAATTATAACCCGGCCACTTTTCCGGCTCCTCGATCTCGCGCACATAAGTCCAGTTGGTTTCGTCCGGCGGGTTGAAGTCGCCGCATACGATGCGCGGCACGTTGATGGACTGGCGGCCGCTATCCGGATCCGTGATCCAGCCGAGGCGGTCGCCTTCCCATTCCATCATCTCGCCTTCCGGCGGATAGCGGCCGGTACGGCCGTAGAGCAGGCCCGGCGCGTCCTCATGGATCAGGTCGCATTCGTTGAGCCAGCCGCCCGAGATCTCGTAGCCCTTGAAGAAGCTGTCCAGGTTCTGCTCGCCGATCGCGCCGAACTGCATCTCCAGCCGCACCTTGGTGAGGCGCTTTTCCCACTGCCCCTTGGCGATGTACCAGGGACGAAGCACGTCCCATTCGAGGATATGCGTCACAGGCCGGTCGATCCCGCCCGTGAAAGCCCCGCTTTCGCTGGCGGTGTACGGCCCGCCCTTCGGGAAAGCTTCCAGCCACGACGCCAGCGCCGTCTTCGCCATTTCACGGTAGGTATCGCGCACCGCCGCCCAGCGCACATGCACGACGCCATCCTTGCACACCGGGAAATCGACGGCGGAGTGCCGGACCATCTTGTAGATCGATGCGACGGTTTTGCCGGAGCCCCATGGGCCACGTATCAGGTCGATCGGCCCCATGGAGCGCACATAGCGCTCGGCCACCGGCCCCGGATAGCGATAGTGCCGGATGACATCGAAACCAGCCCCTTGACCCATGACCCTTCACCCTCGCTGCCACGCGGCCCGCGCGCCCGCGGCCCGATTCAACGTCGAGAATGTATTTCGACCGCCCCGGCGTCCTTTGCGGGCATGCTTCGAAATGGGCCGTGTGTGTGAGGCACAGCCCCCGTGGGGAGGGGGTGGGCCCCGCGCTTTTGAAATTCGGGGCGCGCGCCCTCGGCCTCGAAGGGCATGGGGGGCGGGGTCGAGCGCCATACGCCAGGTGATTTGCCGCCCTCGCCTGCACGCGCACGCGAGGCGCGAGCGCTGGCGTTTTTGAAGCGCACATGATTTGTCATCATGTGCAATTGCAACGAAATCAATGCGTTACCTAGTCTTGCGACTGGCCGGGCTTATGTCGCACGGCCTCGCTATCGATAAGCCCTTGATTTTGTTCACTATCGTCTTGCGGCATGAACTCGTCGCTGGCGAAGCCCTGCCCGGCCATGATCGCGATGTTGTTGCCGTCGCCAATGACCATGAGCGGACGCTTGTCGCCTACCGGCAGGTCGAGCTGCTGGGGCTTCTTCGAATGATGGTAGTTCATCAGCGCTTCCGCCGCGCCCTTGACCAGGCCGAGCACCTGAATGCGAGTCTTGGCCGTGTCGGCTCCCACGACGCGGCAGAGCTGCGCGAAGTCGGCCGACTGGATAAGGGACAGCGTCACCCATGGGTCGCGATGGCCCAGCGCCTGCAGGTAGCCGATCATGTCGCCGTTCTTGCGGTTGGTCGCGCCCTTCGGCCTCCCCCGCGCCCTGCGCTGGGTCAGCACAGGTTCGGCCACCATGGCCAACAGGTCGTCGGCGTCGAGATCAGGCGAGCCGGCCAACAGGTCATCAGGATCAGCGCCAGGAAGCGCCTCGGCTGCAGCATCTGCGCCGATCTCGGCCGGTGTGTGTGCCTCCAACAGCGGGTCAACTGGCTTCTGCGGCATGGCAAACTCTCCAAGGCCAATATTTTAATCCGGTAACCCGGCGATGCGTCCGGTAACCTTTCGGGAACCGCCTTTTTGATAGATAATTCAAATGGATATACATATCGGGTTACCGGTTACATGGTTACCTCATAACGCACATGGGCGCGCGCGCGCGTGGGATGCCTCCTTTATTCGGGTAACTGGTAACCGAATTGCACATCTATATGATTTCCTTGATCTTTTCCGGTTACCCATGCGGTAACCAACGGGTTACCCGGTAACCGCTCCCGACCCCGTCCGAAGCGCTATCAGCCTCGCCCGGCCGCCCTATCGTCCATTGCCAGCAATGAAAATGGCGGCAGGAACTGCCCTTCCCGATCACGGGGCGGGGGCGATTTGGGTCAATTGCGCGTGTGGAAAACATGCGATTTCTGCCTGTAATCGGGTCAGATGACGCGGGAAATCTGTCGCGGAAACCGGGCGCGGGAAAAAAGCGCAACGCGCGTGAGATTGCGTTTTGCAGGAAATTGGACCGGCATTTTTGCACACTGGCGGGGATGGGAGACGAAAGCGGCGTGGCCCTGCCGGGCCACTGGTCATTCTGATGTGACACATGGCACCAGCGCCGCCCGCCAGGGCGCAGCAATGGCCATGTGGGAGCCGGGCGGGCTCATAGTCAGCCTGTCGAAGGAATCGCACTGCAAGGGCGCGCTGGTCGCGCGCCGGCCTTCATGTGCCGCAAGGTCCTCTTGACGGCGATGGGTATATGTTCCTATTTCGTTCTTATGCCGGAACCGTCCTCACATCCCCGCCTGGTGGGCCGCTGGGCGCTCGCGAACGCTGACCAGGCCGGGCAGATTGTGCGTGTCGAGTGCTATCATTGCAGCATCACCCGGCACTATTACCCGGCCGACCTGAAGGCCCTGTTTGGAAACGTCCCGCCCAGCGGAATCCGCATGCGGTGCGAGAAGTGCGGGAAAACGGACTGGATACGGGCCGATTTCGTGCGCATGTCAGCCGCAGAGCGGCAGGCCATCCGCATTCGCAAGCTGGTAGGAGTGCGGATGGTGCGCAAGGTCATCTGGAAAGACGAGTAACCGAAAACAGCGTTACCGCGGTAGCAGATCGATAACGCGACCTTCGCGGCGGGCGCGGGCGTCGGCCATCGCTTCGAACTCGCCGCAATCGAGCGCTCGCCTGTCATCGACGCATTCTTCCCGCGTCACGCCAAACGTCCAGCGATAACCCCAGGGCGTATCGATCGCTGGCACGTGACCGGCATCAATGCCGCAATACAGGCACCATATCAGCGCCTTTTCATAGCCGAACGGTGCAGAAACAGCCCGCCCGCAACGCGCGCAAAAGCAGCCGAAACCAGCCTGGTCGCGCAGGGCTCCATCGCCGGCATGGGCGAAGAAATCAGGCATCGAGGCGACGATCTTCAGCCCTGCCATCAGTCCGCCTTGCTGGCATGAGCGTCGAACGCATCCATATCGACAAGCAGACAATGCTTGACGCTGCCGTTGATCCTCACCTTGCGCGCCGGCAGCACGATCGACTTCGGGGCCTGTTTGAGCGCCAGATACCAGCCACCATTGTGAAAATCAGTATCAGCGAATATCCGTTTGAGCACCGGACCATCGGCCGGCACCGCCAGGACAGGACCCGCATTTGGATTTGCCCAACCTCTCTCCTTGACGCCCAGATTGACGAGTTGCAGACGGTCGCGCGTATTTGGCAGGTCCAGATGTGTCTGGCTGCGGAAATCGTCGATCACACCACCGACAGTGAGCTTGTCGCCACTCTTCCAAGCGTCGATGCTACTCTGGTAGAGAATATCGATAGCTTTGTGCCAGTGCTCGAGGTTTTCGGTGCGGTCGGCCGCGGTGGATTCCGCGATGATGCGGCCGAGGTGCTCGGGATCCTCGGCCACCGGCAGCCCGATATCCTCGAGCGCTTCCTGCCCCACCAGCAGCTCGGCCGCCGCCAGCAGCGTGCCATAGGTGTCGATCGCGCGCGCCGAAAGCCCGTGCTGGCCCAGCGTGGCGGCGTAGAACGGCAGCAAACGGTCGGAAAACTCCTTCCAGCCGTCCATCACCTGGCGAAGGATCATGCGCCCGTCCGTTTCCGGTTTCAGCACAATGTCGCGTTCGGTGCGGCCCGGCCGCTCAAGCGGGCCGAGGTTGAGCATGGCCATGCGGGTCTTGTCCTGCGGTCCCATGGGCGGGGGAATGATGGCGGAAAAGAAGAAGCTGTTGCGCGCCGTGAAGGTGGTGGCCTCATGGTCCTGCCCGCCGCGGCTGATATCGCCGCCGGTATAGGCCACGCGCGCCAGCTCGATGATGCTTTCGGGCCGGTTGGTGCCGCTCTTGCTTTCCAGCTCATCCACCATGAACGGCAGGGAATCGAGCTTGATGCGCTGGTAGATGCCGGCGGCCGTGGTGTTCACGCTGGTCATCACCGCGCCATCGAGGGCGGCTTTCACCACCTCATGCAGCCGGCTCTTGCCGACGCCGGCACCGCCGCTGGCGAACACGATCGGTCGGGCCTTGAGCGCGCCGCCCATCAGCGCGGTGGCGATCCAGCCCAGCACGAGCACGGGATCGAGCACCGGCCGCTGCCAGTTCCATGTGCGCAGGTCCTCGAGGATGCGCCGCGCCGGGCTTTCCCCGGCCTCCACCGGCATCGCCCAGGGCTCGATCGTCGCGGCCATGCGGGTATAGAGGTGCCCGTCATGCTGGGCCGGCCGGCTGCGCTCGAGACGCTTGCCGTCGGCGCGCC